TAAAGCTCCGTCGCGACATCATTGCCGCCAAGTGCGTGGTACGCCTTGTATGCTCTTGTGAGCGCCTCCTGAGCGTATATCGGGCATTTCCCGCGCTCGGTATACTTTTCGTGCGACCGGATTATCTCCGCCCGCAGCAGGCACTGCACGCCTGCCTCAAGCTGCTCTGTACGCTCATCGCGCTTCTGTTTGCGCGTTGCAAGCGTTGTAAACAGCACATTGCCGACGGTCACTCCGGCGCCGATGAGCGCTACAATAATACTGCTGTCCATTATGTACCCTCCATTCCCGCGAGCTCCACACGGAGCTGCGCCGCTTCTTCCTCAAGCGCCTTGAGCCTGCTCTTATCCTCGTCAGTGCCTACGCCTGCGACTATTGCCGCAAGCGGACGTATACGCTCCCGGTCTATCTCCGCGAATCTGCGGGATATCTCTGCGGCTCTGAGCCGGCTTTCCCGGGCGGCGCGCTGCTCGTCTGTTTCGCGCGGCTCGATTATATCGTTACAGTTCTGCGACATATGCGTATCCTCCTTCTACTGCCTTGATGTCTGTTATTGTCCTCATACTCGGGCGCAGGTCGAGCGGGTCAATGTCGTTCGTTGTCCGTACCTGATAGTAGCGCTGGCACTTCGCAAGCTCCGCGGCGTAGTCGGGCGGAACAAACGGGGTCGCAAGCGACCCGCCCTCCAGCTTCGCCCATGCGAGCTTCAGGGAGTTTCCGGCTTCGGTTCCCTTGTTGAATCCGATGGAGACTGCAGAGATGTACTCGCCCTCGGGAAGGTCGACCGATACCTTGTTCACTCCCTCGCGGAGCACCGAAGTATAGTAGCTGTCCACGTAATCCCCCGAAGCGTTCACGGTGCGGATTCTCGCCGACCATACCCCGGATACCTCCAGAACGTTCAGCGAGAGCGTGTACTTTCCGGGAGCAAGCGGGAATTCGATATTCTGCCAGAATGCGTGGGTGTTTGACGTCAGCGCCGCTGTAGCAGTCAGGCGGATTCCATCGGATTCCGGAGCAGCTTTGCACTTATCAGTGGAGATATACCACCTGTCCACAGTGTAGCCGGTGGAGTACTCGCTCAGCCCGCGCTGATTTACCCGGAAGTCCGGATTGTCAAGATCGTTCTTTCCGCTCAGCGTATTCCAGTACGCCTTCTCATCGGC